CACAGGAAGAAGTAGATGATTGGAGTGTAAGAGGCTTTCATATTTCAGAGTTATACAGTCCTTTTTCAACATGGCCAGAAATTATAAAAAAATTTAAAGCTGCAAAAGGTAATATGCAAATGATGAAGGTTTTTACAAATACATGTCTTGGTCAAACATGGGAAGAGAAAGTAGAAAAGATAGATTTCTTAGATGTTTCTAAAAGAAAAGAAGAGTATACTGCAGAAATACCTGACCAAGTTCAAGTTTTAACTGCTGGAGTCGATGTGCAAGACGACAGATTGGAAATTGAAGTTGTAGGTTGGGGACTTGGGGAAGAGTCTTGGGGAATTTACTATAAGCAATTCATAGGCTCACCTGGTCAAAATGATGTTTGGGAGCAATTGGATAGATTCCTGGAAACAGAGTTTGAGTATGCAAACGGAGAAAAAATAAGAATTCTTTGTACTTGTATAGACACTGGAGGACATTATACTCAAGAAGCTTATCAATATATCAAGCCTAGAGAATTTAGACGGGTATTTGGTATTAAGGGTAAAGGTGGAGATGGTGTTGCATTTGTATCTAAACCATCTAGGACTAATAGAATGCAAATATCATTGTTCACTTTAGGGGTAAATACAGGTAAAGAAACTATTCTTGCTAGATTAAAAATTGAAGAACCAGGATCTATGTACATGCACTTTCCAAGCAATGTAGATAGGGGCTATGATGAAGCATATTTCAAAGGTCTAACATCTGAAGTTAAGACTACTGTTTGGGAAAAAGGAGTAAAAAAAACTATTTGGAAAGTGATAGGAACTAAGAGAAATGAACCCCTAGACTTGAGGAACTATGCTTATGCAGCTTTAAAAATAGCAAATCCTAACTTAAATAAAAAATATACCGTTGAAGCTACAAAAAAGACTACGAAAGTATCAAAAAGAAGAGTTTTATCGAAAGGAGTGAGCTTATAAATTGAATTACACTAGAGAAGAGTGTTCACAGATGATTGAAGTCTATAGAAAGGCGGAAATAGCTGTACTGACTGGAAAAAGTTATAAAATTGGTACAAGAGAGCTTGTGAGAGAAGATTTATCTGAAATTAGAAAAGGAAGAGCCTTCTGGGAGGGCGAACTTGACAAATTAAATAACAATGGAAGAAAAAAATTAGGAAGAAGAGTAATACCTAGAGATTTATAGGTTTTAATCTTCTTTTTTTGTTGCAAAAGGAGGTGAAAAATGAATTTATTAGACAAAACTATTGCTTTTTTTAACCCAAAAAAGGCTCTTGAAAGAGAAGTAGCTAGAAAAAAAATAGAAATTCTGAACACAGGATATTCTAATCACGGAGCATCTACCACAAAAAGTTCTATGAAAGGCTGGATTTCTACTGGTGGAGGTGTAAAAAAAGACATCTACAAGAACAGAAAAAAGCTAGTTGAAAGGTCAAGGGACTTGTATATGGGGGCTCCTGTTGCTCAAGGAGTTATGAAAACTATCAATTCAAACGTTATCGGAAGCGGATTAAAGCTAAAATCATCTATAGATTATGAAACTTTAGGAATTAGTGAAGAAGAAGCTGAAGCGATTGAAACTATTATTGAAAAAGAATTCAAACTCTGGGCTGATAACAAGATTGAACAGATGGGAGTTTTGAATTTTGACCAGGTTCAAGACCTAGTATTCTTAACAATTCTCTTGAATGGTGAATGTTTTGTAAAATTTAACTATTTTGAAACACCAAAGAATCCATATAGTTTAAAGCTACAAATAATTGAGCCTGATAGAGTTATGACACCTTCTATATTGCAAAATGATGAGAGTATTGTTGATGGAGTGAAAATCGACAGTAATAATAGAATCTCTGGGTATTATGTTGCAAGAAAACACCCGCTTGATGTATCAGGAAATGTAGAAACTGACTTTATTTCAGTTTATGGAAAGCAGGAACAACTGAATATATTACACATAATGCTAGCTGAAAGACCCGAGCAAGTCAGAGGTATACCTATTCTATCTCCAGTAATTGAAGCACTGAAGCAACTGGATAGATATACTGACGCAGAACTTATGGCAGCAGTTGTAAGTGGAATGTATGCGATATTTATTGAAAGCGATAAGGACAATGCTCAAGGGGCTAATATTGCAGATCATGAAGTCTTAGATGAAACTGAGCAAATAGATAGTTCTAACGATGAAACGATAGAACTAACACCAGGTTTAGTTCAAGGACTTAATCCTGGAGAAAAGGTTGTTGCCACTAATCCAGGCAGACCAAATGCACAGTTCGACCCTTTCGTTACTTCAATTTTAAGACAAATAGGAGCAGCTTTAGAAGTTCCTTATGAGTTACTAATTAAGCATTTTACTGCTAGTTATTCAGCTAGTAGAGCTGCTTTATTGGAAGCTTGGAAAATGTTTAGAAAAAGAAGAGATTGGTTCTCTAGCAATTTTACACAAGTAGTATATGAAGAATGGTTAAGAGAAGCATATTTGCTAGGTAGAGTCGACCTGAAAAACTATGGAGAAGATCCATTACTAACAAAAGCTTGGTGTGGAGCTCAATGGAATGGACCGAGCCAAGGTCAACTTGATCCGCTTAAAGAAGTTAAAGCAAGTACTTTAAGAGTTCAACAAGGATTCTCTACTAGAACAAAAGAAACTGTCGAGCTTAACGGGGGTGATTTTGAGCAAAATGTAAGAATCTTAGCAAAGGAAAACAAATTATTAGAAGAAAAAGGAGTGATGATTAACAATGCCGAAAATGACAAAGAAGTTTTGGAACATAACGAAGAATGACGAAGCTAAAAGTGCAGATATCGTAATGTATGGGACTATCGGTTCTGATGAGTATTGGGACGATGTCTGTGACAAAACAATCAAAGAAGAAATTGGAAACTTAGTTGATGTAGAAAATATAAATGTACATATCAACTCACCTGGTGGAAGTGTGTTTGCTGCAGTGGCAATAGCAAACACTTTAAAAAATCACAAGGCTAAAGTTACAGCTTTCATAGATGGTCTTGC